AAGAATTTTAATAATGTGGCCTCGTTCGGTTGATTCAATGTAATGCCTAATATAGTTAGAAATATCATTATGAGTGTCTCCTTTTTTTTGGGGCATAGATTCCCCTAGGTTATATTCGATTTTGTAACTGGTTGCTAGTCTTTTTTTAACTAGCTATGTTGAAGTTAATAGTTTGTTTCGCATCAACAACACTTTGATCATTGATTTGTTTTCTTAACTCCTTAATCTTAATATCAATCCACTTCATGTCAGTTGTTACTCTACCCTGTTGTAACGCCTGTCCCGCCCACTTGGACTCCAATTGAAGTTTCTCCGATATTAACTTCTGTAGTGCCATCTTTTAGCTCCTCATATGAGATAAAAACTCTTTCTTTATTATAAAAGTCTTCATCCTGTGCTGCGATCTCACCATTGGTCAGCTTCAATTTGAACTGTTGCAAGGCCTCAGCATCATTGTTAGCTTTAATTATCCCATCAAAATACTTTCCTTCTTTGCGTATCTGGATACGATAACTTTTCATAAGATAGTATATAACAAATTGTGGCAGGAATACAAGCCTATGCACCTATAAGCTGTTGGCAAGTATATTTAGTAGCTAATCTATTAGCTTCCACCATATGTGGTGATAAAGATTTTATAATAATTTGAGATTCTTGATTTCCCATTTGTACACAATCAACCCAGCTATTTAATTGCACTGGATACACAACACCTTCAGTACAAGTGAAGTCCATTAAAGAACAAACATATATTGTTAAAAGAAATTTCATAATATCCCATTTAGTCCTTGCATTTATTATTAAAATAAGTATAAATTCAGGCTACAAGGAGTATAACATGAATGACAATGATAAGAAACCAAAGCCAATTAAGAGCCTGCTCAAAGAAGCAATAGATATTTTTGATGCAGCTGGCACGACAAACGTAAAAGAGGTCAATTTTAAAAATGACCCAACAGATGTCATACAAACAATAGGTGCAGATACAGAAGCTGTTCTTATTACATATGATAAAGAAAAAGGTGAGATTAAACTTTTCCACAATAGTGTTGAATTAGATAAAGCTGTGTTTGCTAAAAAGTTTAGAGCAAATGTAAGTTTCTATGCTTTGTTTGATACTATATTAGATAAGTTTCAAGACTGGAGGACAGCATGGATGCATTAAAACTTAAATCAAGATCACACTTGTTTAGAAAATGGGTCATGGAAATGGATAATGTTTTGAGTAAGACTCATACGCACGATCAAGCTGGTATAGGGACAAGTAATAACTCAGAACACTTCAAAGAACAAAGGGAAAGATTATCATCTACTAAAGTAGATGTTTATACGGCCCCTGTATATCCTGTCAATCAATGGTTAGCTACAGATCTAGTTAATGATGAGATTGAATGTGGAACTTACGAACAGGACCTAGAGAAAGCATCGGGAGATAACCACCGATGATGAAACAATTTGGTTACTTTGTATTAATGGGACTCTGTATAGCATTACCTCCAAAAATATTTTTATTTTTGATTGGTGTATTGGTATATGGAATTCTTTACTAGGAGAACTATGAAAACAATAATGATAATATTTGTAGCAGCGCTTTTAACAAGTTGCTCTACATATAAAGTTAAGTTAGGTAAAAAATGTACACCTCAAAATAGTGAGTGGAGTTATTTGTGGTTTATTGAAAAAGGGAGCGCGGACAATGTCTCAAAGTCTAACTGCAACTGATTGGATAACTAGGAGAGTCGGTGCAATAAATAGAATACTTAAAAGCAAAGGTAACCATAGATCCTTTGCCGAGCATTTTATAGAAGAGCACGGAAGACTTATGGACACTAAATGTAAAACTAAAAAGGAGTATAAAGAATGGACACGAATAAATGGAAAAGTGTAGCTGTAGATATAGATACATATAAGATAGTAACATCTATGGGAGCAAAAGGTTTTAGAAGACCTGGGGCAATGATTGCAAAATTAGTTGACTCCGAACTTAAAATAATAGCTAAAAAGACTGGTAAATCAATAGAAAAGCTTAAGGCAGAGTTGTTGGCACAAGGCGATAAAAAATTAAACAACAAATAACTACATATTGGGTGGTAGACGCAAATTAATACTTGATCTTGTGTCTACCATTTGTTAGAAGAAGATGTATTCCTCATAACCTAATGAGAAGTAGAGGTTTCTAACTACTTAAATTACCGAATAGCGAACAAACCTTTTTTTATTAATAATTAAGGAGATTGTTTTGGGAGAAATGAAGCGAAAACCATTAAGTGATGTGTTTGATCGAGGTTTAGAAAAATTAGTGATGATAAGTCCTAATAAAAAAACTTATGATGAATTAACTTCTATAATGTTTCAGCTTTACAACGGTAATGATTTTGGAATGGGGAACTTTAGTTTACAGTTTTTAGATAAAACTGACAGAGCTTGGCGAAAAGGACGAAAACAAACTGCGAAAAGGTTGGGATTGTCCTTAGTTAAGAATGTTTAGCCACCAGTCATATCCATATCATTGTCTTTCCAAAACTGGTGGTTATGCATATGAGTATTATAGATAGAGTAAGAGAAGCTGGATTACAGGACATCAATGACATGAGTGGTCTTGAGAGAACTGTATTTCTAAATGACTTATTCTTAGATTACCAAGCCAGCAAGGATCTCCGACAAAGAAAATTGGAGGTGTTCTACCTTGAGTTACTCAAACAACTTATTAAAGATTATGGGCATTAATATTGCAACAGAAATCTTAAACACTCCAGATACATCAGGTCATAGACTTTATCAAGCTGTGGTGATTCAAGCGTTTGAGGATTGCCTATATACTTTAGGTGGTAAGAACGAGGCTTATAATAAAAAAGAAGCTCATGAATGGTTTTTAGGTAATAGTCCAGACTTTCAACAGATATGTGATTTAGCTAATTTAGAATCTGACCATGTACATGAGAGGTACAAGTGGTGTTTGGATAACAAGGTTATAGTTTTTACTGAAATTCAATGTTATTGGATAGAGTATAAGAACGAGTATAAAAAGTATCGAGGAGTAGATACTAAAGAGGAGAGACGTACTATAAAAGAAAGAATTGATCAAATACGATATAAATTAAATTTAAAGGATAAGAAGAAATGAAAGAAATAGTCATAAGTTTATTGATATTAGTCTCTTCTAATAAAATAGAACAGAAGCATATAACTATTTACGAACCGTGTTATTCATGGTATCAAACTAACGTGAAAATGACTGAGAAAAAAACACCAATATTTAGCACAAGATCTTTCCATTATTATAAGGGTTTAAGAGTAGTTGGATATATATGTAATTTTAAGGAACCTTTAGATGGGCATTAGAAAAGAGATATGCGCAACACTTAGAATTAATTGGGAGAGAACCCTTTACTTCTGGCTGTCCGTAGTTTGGGGATTTATATTATATGGCACGTACAGCGCTTTCATTTAAAATAGACCAAGCCAGCAGAGATTACTGGAGAACTAAAGATATAAGATTTAAAAAGGAGTGGTACAGACTTATAAATGTGTTCTGTATACTTAACCGAAGAAAGCCCAGCTAAACAAAACTACACAGCTAAAAAACATCAGTAAGAAAAATTTTGTATCAGACATAATTTGTAAGGGGCTACCTAACTTAAACAACTAGGGAAATGAACTAAAACGGGTAACCCCATGGCTATTATATATACAGTAAAAAAGAATAACGGACAACGGAAAAAGGCCGCTTCACGCTAGCTCCACGGCCTTAAAGAGGTGTTATATATAAACATCAGAATTATATCATTGTCTGGTTGAAAATCAAATAAATGCGGGTATTAGATATATGGGGGGTAATGCCATATGGGTAAATAGTACAACCTAGATGTGTAGGGGTTTAATTTTCTACTATATAGATTATCTAGACCCCTATGCACTTTTTTTAATCACGACCCTAAAGTGGTGTATCTGGTGTATCTGATGATTATTATTATTGTATATCAACACTTATAGACGATTTAGTGGTGTATCTGATGGTGTATCCGTGGTGTATCTAGATACACCACATTATCTATATTTCCTTTCGTAGTGTAAAAATGTTGATTTGGGTGTGGTAGTCGTGGGTTAGAATAATCTATATAATAGAATTTATGGTAGCAAAAACAATTTTAAAATCTGGAATAAAATATGTCAAGAAAAGAGTCGCTGCAGCAAAAACCAGGAAACAGACAAATAGCTTAGATAAATACAATATTCATGTTCGTGGTAGTAGCTCCAAAGGCCCTGTTCCAATCAAAAATCAATCACTTCAAAAAAGTACATTAAGTGGTAGAACTTATTCTATTAGTAATAGTAAATTATCTTCTAAAACTATGATATCATTAGGTGGTCCATATGGTCAAAGCACTGCAGCAAGATTTCAAGATAGTGTGAAAGACTTGATTGGTATAGACAGTGTAAGTATAAAGAACGCACAAAAAAAATTATTTAAAAGAAAGAAAAAGAAATGAAAATATATTTACTTAAATTATTATATCATTATTCAAGCAAGTGGAATGTTTGGACATGGCAGAAACTTTATGGTGTTAGGAAGAGAAAATGAACAAAAAACCCGTTAAAAAACTTATAGGTGGATTGCTAACAGCTGGTATTAAATTTGCAGCCAAAAAATATGTTAAACGAAGTGGTAGAAGTATTAAAAAACTAACTGAATTACAGCCTTCAGGTGTGAAAAACAAAAGATCAGCAGCTAAACACGATTTTGCTACGGCTGTTCAAATGCAAGGTCAACGAAGTATGATAAACCCTAAAGGACTTACTATTAAAGACATAAATAAATTACAGACATATAAAAACAAACTTCCAAGGAGCTATTAATGAAATCAGGTAAATATTTTGCAGGAGGGTTAATTAAAGGAACTGGTGGTAAAGCTATTAAATCTTTTATGCAATCAAGTGTCTATAAAAAACTAAAAGGCAATATGATGAGCAAAATTGACAAAATGTATAGCTCAGGACCAGGAAACACCCCTGCGAATAAAACATTTCTTAAGGGTTTAAAAAAGTTAGATATTAAAAACCAAAAAGCAGACATCATTGGTAAAGCTTTATCTCATGTAGGCAGTCAAACTAAAAAATTACCTAGAAATATTCTGGCATCCACAAAAAGAGGTGCTAGAAATATTGGTAAATACCAGAAAAGAATTGGTGAAACTGCAGGCGCTTATATGAAAAAGAAATTTAGCAAACAAAGGGATAACTAATGGGTTTAAAGTCTAAAGCATTAAGAACTGTAGATGATTTAACCCTGAAGCAAAGAAAGTTTATAGACATCTTGGTGGCTCACTGGGGTGAGATTACTAAAGGTGAAGCATTGAAGAGAGCTGGATACAATGCAAAAAATGATAAGAACTTTTCCGACATAGCAAGTAAATTAACTTCTAGAAAATTCAGTCCGCACGTGGTCAAATATTTGGATATGAAGCTTGAGAAAGCTGCAGCCAAGTTTGAAAAGGACAGACTCCGAAGATACAAAAGACTAGAGAAATACTCAGACGCTGCGTATGCAGATAAGCAATATGCATCAGCAATCAATGCAGAATTTAGATCAGGACAATTAGCTGGTCTTTACGTTGATAAAAGAGAAGTCAAAGTATCAGGATTGGAGGGAATGTCACGTGCAGAGCTCGAGAAAAAACTTACAGAACTATCAAGTAAAATTGATGGATTCAACGCCAAAACAATTGAAGTTAAATCAGAGACAGAAAAATTATCTGAAGGGTAATAACTGGACTTCCTTTATAACTATTTTTAACGAGGTGCATAATACGGACCTCAAAACTAATATTGGTAAAGTAAATGTACAAACGAAAAAAAAGTAAATATAAACACGCTGTCGTTGGTGGTAAAAAGTATTACTTATATAAAATATGTTGGATTGATCCATGCGGAGACTCAGGTCACGCTGAAGCTGATGAAGTAAAGAAATTAATGCCTGCAAAGATGATTACACAGGGATATATTTTTGCTAAAGACAAGAAACTTGTGTGGACATTTGCAAGTTATGATACAGAAGCAGCAGTTTTTTCCGACCGAAATGTATTACCAAGATGTTTAATTCAGAAGATGGAAAAGGTAGATAACCGATCTGATTAAATATGAAAAAAAGAGAGTCAAAGCTCTGGCAAAGAATTAAGAAACATATTACTAAACCTCATTTTATTCGCGTAGAATCTAACACTATCAACGGTATACCAGATATAAATGGTTGCTGGTCTGGTAAAGAATTTTGGATGGAATTGAAATCTGATAAGGTAAGTTATCCGAAGCTATCTAAATGGCAAATTGCTTGGATAAACAAACGGATCTTAAATGGTGGAATTGTTTTGATCTGCAATGAGACCCTCTTGGAGAAGAAATTGAAACTGTACAGACCGTTATCCGCGATCCGTGATGCTCGTTTACTGAAACCTGCGTTTGCGTTCTCGTTTCCCGTTAAATGGCCAACGGTCCAGGCAGCCCTTCAAGAGCTCCTGCAGCTGGATGCAGCTGAAGCTCGTTCTCGTTCCCGTGAAGACGAACAACGGTTAGAGAAAGAACTAATGGATAGCACTGGCAGCGTAACAGAGCTGGACTTGGCAAGACAATAACTCTCGTGTATCCTCGTTCTCGGGGGCCAACTTTAATCTCATTGTTTCGTTGAGCCCCCATCAGGCTGTGCTGGCAGCACACTGCATAAAGCTCCAAAGAAATAACTTGACAGCTATCCCATCTTGTCTTATATATACTTCAGGATCAGCAACAAGCGTGACCTAGTTTGGAGTGCGGGGTCATCGATATACTAGTAACCTAGTTATGTTCGCCTCCAAGGCTGGTCCGTGTTCTCGTTCACCGAAGCTCGTTTAATTATCCTCGTTTCTTTAAAGAATCCCCCCGCAGCGTGGCACTGGTAACCTGCCATCTGGGAACCTGAAGCTGGTAGCTCGTTCTCGTTTGAGGAAAGGATTAGAAAGATGAGTGGTATACATAAAGCATCTGGGGGGCTCAGGGAGCAGTCTGATGATTGAAGCTCTCGTTTGAGGAAAAGGATTAGAAAGATTACCGAACAGTATAAAGCATCTGGGGCGTCCTGAGCTGTGGTACGAGCTGTGGGCAAAGCTCGAAATAAAAGACTTGACAGCTATCCCATCTGGTCTTATATATATTCAAGTTCAAAAACATTGGGCATTGACTATGTTAAATGACTCTTATCTAGGCGCGAAGTACCTAGATATTAAAGAGATGCAAAAGAGGACTGGGTTGTTTGCCTCCGAATTGCTATCTAGTCTCGATGTTTTTGAACCCTATTTAAATTAAACGAAAGGATAAACAATGAAGACTCATGTGATAAAGGATGACGGTACAGTGACCGTGATAGAAGGAAGAATAAAAGAACTAAAAGAAATGCAGACGCTCGTTAAAGGACCAATTGAAATAGTTAATGCAGCCATGCCCAAGGCCTCGCCTGCGCTGCCTGGCGGAGAGAAGCTTAAGGAGATGATAGTGAATGAAGAGGGATTATTTAACAGCTCGTTCAAGACTAATGAAAAAGCACGCCAGTTAATAGCTGAAGGGCTGTGCACGCAGCTGGACAACATCCAGGACATCCGTGGTGATGTATTCGTTACTGACGGATGGAGGATCGCTTAATGTTCTCGCTGTTCATATTGACGTTGCTCGTTTGGCCGCAAATCATGCTGCCCATCCTGGGCCTCCTGATCCTGACTGGTGCTGGACTCTGGTGATGCAGGTTCCTCTCGTCTCGTTGTACTGGAGTACAAAGATAATACCTTTAGATGATAAGGGGATAGCAGCTGGTGATTGAGGTAAGAAGCTCTCGTCTCGTTTCAATGGAGTACATTAGAAGGATTCTAATCTATAAGTTCACTCTGGGGCGCACAAGAAGCTCTCGTCTCGTTTCAATGGAGTACATCTAGAAAGATCCTTTGTCTAAGAAGTCAGGGGGCTACGGCGATTGGTTTCCCTGCACATAAAAAATATTGGATAAGAAAATAAAGTTTGACAATGATGTGGGACATGATAAGACATTAGGATTAACAATTAACAAAGAGGAGACAACAATGGGACTAGATCAATTCGCACACATAAGAGATAAGCAAAGTGGACAGATGAAACAACCAGATTGGGAGAAAGTTTATTCAGATAAGTACGAGCCAACTGTTCATGGTTTCGTTTGGAGAAAGCACTCACGACTTCAGCAGTTTATGGAGAACATTTGGTCAGAGCAAAACCCAAACAGTTCAGAAGCTATGAACGGAGATAATGAGTTGACGTTGACCAAAGACATTATAACCGACTTGCGTAAAGAGATAGATAGCAACTATCATAACTCGTTTTGTAGTGGTGGTTTTTTTTGGGGACATCAGTTTCAAGAGGAAGCCGTCAGAGAATATTCCAAGCAAGACGTTCAGTTTTGTGATTGGGCTTTGGCACAAATAGAAAAGGGAGAGACAGTTGTCTATAATTGCTCGTGGTAAGTTTTGCGTTGGTAATAATGTCGTTTATTAAAAAGAACAAGGGGGTGAAGTGGGGTTCTTAATAGTCACCAGCCCCCTGTGGTTGATATACATATTATTTTTATTTGATATTGTAAGTTTCACAAACGTACTCAATTTGTTTTAGTTTAGTTCTTTGTTAGACCCATTATGAACACGACCCAAAATGGACACATTTAGTTCTTGCTATTTACATAAGATTTAATAAGATACTTGTATTAAGTAAAAACTAACAAAAGGAAAACAATGAGCAACGCAGTTAAAAAGCTAAAGCAAGACGAAAAGCGAGTAGTCTTATCTTATGCTAACTTAAAACTCAAAGCTAATCGTTTAGCTAAAGAGTTAGACACAATGAAACAAAATCTTATTGATGTATTCAATAGGACTAATCAAAACTTAATCATAGTACAAGACGAGCAAGGGGAAAGTTTTGGTGTGCAGAAAATCAAACGAAAAAGAAAAAAGTTTGAGACTGCTAACTTTAAAATAAAACACAATGACTTGTTTAATCAGTTCTGTACTGAAATTGAGTATAATGAGTTTAAAGCAATCGGAGATAATAATGACAAGTAGTCTTATTAATATCTCTAAAGTATTAGCCGAGCAATCGGCTACTACTCAACTTACTGAAAACGCAACTATGACACCTGACGCAGTTAGTAAGTTAAATTATGAAGTGATGTACAAAATGCTTGAGGGAGAAGTAGAGAAGTTAATCATAGAGAACAATGGCAACCCTTTGATTGACGACTTCAAACAAAAGATTGTGCAGAAGTTCACATACTTAATACACAAGCTATCTAGCTAACAAGCTATTGCGTAGCCCCAACGGGCTACGCACCCACACCCCACACCCATAGAGGTACCACACAACCCAACAAAATAGATTAAGATTAACCTGCAATTTTTCGCACCTGTAAAAAACAGGTTCCCTGACAAGTCAGGGTTTATAGTCAGTTGAATAGAAGTAGTCTAGCCTGAAACGATATGGTATAAAAAGGGACCCGTAATATAAAAAATTTTTAAAAAAATGATTTTAGATCAGTTATCAGATGATGAATTAAGAACCTTAATATTAAAGAAGCAGATAGAATTTATAAAATTATGTCAAGATGACTTCTTATTGTTTGTTAAGGCTATGTGGCCTGATTTCATTTACAGGGACACAAAGGA